ATAAATTCATCTCATGTGAAAAGTTTATGGAAAAAGTAGTGTACATTTGAGTCACACTAGTGTATAATTATATCATGTTACTAATCGACTATTCTGGAATTGCAATTTCTGCTATATTTTCTCAATCACGTCCTGGGAAAATTACAGAGGACTTTATGCGACATATTATCTTAAATTCGCTGAGAATGTATAATCTCAAGTATAGAGAAAAGTATGGACGTATGATTATCGCATGTGATGGCGGCAGTTGGCGTAAAGAGTATTATCCGCAATACAAAGCTGGACGCAAGAAGAGTCGTGAGGCGTCTGATCTTGACTGGAAAGAAATTTTTGGTATTATAAACAAGATACGTGATGAAATAGTTGAGCATATGCCATATCCAGTAGTAGTTGTACAGGGCGCAGAAGCAGACGATGTTATTGGCACACTCGTTGAATCTACTCAAGAGTTTGGCCAGCACGAACCCGTAATGATTATCAGCGCAGACAAAGATTTTATTCAACTTCAAAAGTATGATAATGTCTCTCAGTACAGCCCTATGACTAAGAAGATGTTGAGTGACAAAAACCCGGCTAATTATCTCTATGAGCATATCTTTCGCGGTGACAGCGGTGATGGCATTCCAAATGTGCTATCATCTGATACTGTATTTGTTGATGGCGGGCGCCAAACACCACTCAGTTCAACTAAAATGACAGCATGGATCGCTGCTGCGCATGAAGGTAAACTACAAAGTGTTCTTCCAGAAACAGTCTATCGCAACTATATTCGTAATAGCACAATAATTGATCTTAGCAAAACACCAGAAAATGTAAAAGCTTCAATCCTATCTGCATATTCCGAGTGTGCTTCGGTCGGAAACTCTAAGATACTTAACTATCTTATCTCTAAGCGTTGCAACATGTTAGTATCATGTGCTGAAGAATTTTTTACACATAAATAAAACTATATATTATGAGACCACAAACTGCATCAAACAACAGAACAAAACATCCGTTTGAAATTTTTGAAAGCGTACAGGCGACAGACAAAGTCGCTGATCGTGTGCGCATACTTCAAGAAAATGAATCTTATGAATTAAAGACTATACTTCAGGCAGCATTTCGTCCTGATATAAAATTTGATTTACCGGTAGGTGCTCCTCCATATACGCCTAGTCCAAACCCAGCAGGAGTAAATTTTTCTCCGCTAAGAAAACAGATTGATGTGTTGCCTCGCCTTTTAGTTGGTAATACTACATATGACAAGATTAAAAAAGAGATGGCCTTTATCAAACTGTTAGAAAATGTTCATGCATCTGATGCAGAAATTTTAATTGCAATGAAAGATAAAAAACTACATAAAAAATATAGTCTACTTACATCTTCACTCATTAAAAAGGCCTTTCCAAATCTTGGCATAGAATAATATGACATACACATATAATTGCACATCTTGCAACTATTATTGGGACGCAAGTTTGCCTATGGATTCGCGTGACCTGCCGCTAAGCGAACCATGCCCACACTGCACTTTGGCTGGAAACGTAAAACGCGCCATCTCAGCTCCTGGTATATCATATGAAGGAGGCAAGACAATACTTCAACGTGCTGGTAGTGGATGGAATGACGTACTAAACAAAGTAAAAAAAGCAAGTGGAAGACAAGCAAAAATAGAAACCCGTTGAGATATGGGACGCAGCAGAAAAAATAGAGACAAGAAAAAGGGACATGGCTATTACGATGATGGTCATGATGATTATTCTCGCAATAAAAAATTTAAGAAAAATCGCTTTGATGACAATCGAAGAGATAAAGAAATACAACAAAAACTATTTGTTGATTGGGATAAACTCTAATGAATCGAAAAAAGTTTACGCACTCACCTATAGATCTTGGCTATAGTGATCTAGAAGCAAACACTACCACTTCTGGTCGCTTTTATACGACGCCTAATGGTAAAGCCTATCCTAGTATTACTACTGTATTAGGCATTCGTAACAAAGGTGCACTTCAAGAATGGAGAGCACGAGTTGGCGAAGTTGAAGCAGCACGTGTAGCCCGGCATGCAAGCACGCGAGGCACAGCTTTACATGCAGCGGTTGAACGATATATTGATAACATTGATTCATATTTTGCTGAAGGAGAGATGCCTCATGTAAAAGATATGTTTAACTCTATCAAGCCTGTCTTGGATGACCGAATCGATAACGTATGTCTTCAAGAGGCTCCACTCTACTCAGATCATCTTGGACTCGCTGGTCGAGTTGACCTCATCGCAGAATTTGATGGTCGGCTGAGCATAATCGATTTTAAGACAAGTTCTCGAGCTAAAACTGAAGATGAGATTGACAGTTATTTTATACAGATGGCAGCATATGCTATTATGTGTGAAGAGCGTACAGGCACACCAGTAAGTCAAGGAGTAATCGTTATGGCTGTAGAAAACAGTTCACAACCGCTGGTTTTTGTGCAAAAACGAGATTGTTGGACGGATGAACTTTTTAAGACTATAAATGAATATAATACCAAAAAACTATTTGGACATGCATAAACACAACATACAAAATAAGGGCTTACTGGATCTACTAAAAGGCGGCGCAAATGATTGCTTTACGAGCGACTATGGTGCAGTCAAAGAGTATTATCTTTCTGAAGAGATTGGTGATGCAAGTGACTATATACAATGGTTTCATGATATACGCAATAGTCGTCCATCCGATGTAGTAAAGATTCATATCAATTGCCCAGGAGGTAACCTGTTTACTACCATTCAATTTATGCAGGCACTCTCTGAAACTGAAGCCCATATTATGGTAAGTGTTGAAGGGGCATGCATGAGTGCTGCAACTCTGATCTTTTTGATGGCCGATGAGTATATGATTACAGATCATAGCATGTTCCTATTTCATAACTATAGTGCTGGCACTGCTGGCAAAGGCGGTGAGATGTATCATGGCATGGTTCATGAACGCAACTGGAGTGCAAATCTTTTCAAAGATATGTATTCAGACTTTCTTACCGAAGGCGAGATTAAAGAGATGCTTGAAGACAAAGACATCTGGATGGACGCACATCAGGTACTTGATCGTTTGGAAAAGCGCGGCAAAAAGATACAGAGTCGCATACGCGCTGAAGAGAAGAAGAAAAAAGTATAAATAGACTATATGGCAAAGACTTCCCAATTAGACCCATTATTGACCGGACTTGCATCAAATTACTTAATTCAAGTAGTAGATACAAGTGATAGGAGTATGTCAGATTCTGGTACAAATAAAAGAATAACTGCCAAACAATTTATAGATAGTGCAATAACAAACGCATTGTCTGCTAATATTATTACTGCAGATAAAATTGCAGCAGGAGCTATTACAGCTGATAAAATAGCAACAGGTGTATTATCAGCAATATCAATAAGTGCTGGTTCTATTACTGCTGATAAAATAGCACCTAATGCTATTATTGCTGAAAAGATTGCTGCCAATGCCATTACTGCTGGTAAGATTGCTGCCAATGCTATTACTGCTGAAAAGATTGCTGCCAATGCTATTACTGCTGAAAAGATTGATGCTGGAGCTATTACTGCTGATAAAATTGCAACAGGTGTATTTTCAGCAATATCAATAAGTGCTGGTTCTATTACTGCTGATAAAATAGCAGCTGATGCCATTACTGCCAATGCTATTGCAGCAGGAGCTATTACTGCTGCTAAAATAGCAGCTGATGCCATTACTGCCAATGCTATTGCAGCTAATGCCATTACTGCTGATAAAATAGCAGCTAATGCCATTACTGCTGATAAAATAGCAGCTAATGCTATTACTGCTGGTAAGATTGCTGCTGGAGCTATTACTGCCAATGCTATTGCTGCCAATGCCATTACTGCTGATAAAATAGCAGCTGATGTATTTTCAGCAATATCAATAAGTGCTGGTTCTATTACTGCAGACATGATTGCAGTTAATGCTATTATTGCTGAAAAGATTGCTGCTGGAGCTATTACTGCTGGTAAGATTGCTGCTGGAACTATTACTGCTGATAAAATTGCCGCAGAAACTATTACTGCTGATAGAATTGCAGCTAATGCTATTATTGCTGATAAAATAGCAGCTAATGCCATTACTGCCAATGCTATTGCAGCTAATGCTATTATTGCTGATAAAATAGCAGCTAATGCCATTACTGCCAATGCTATTGCAGCTAATGCCATTACTGCCAATGCTATTGCAGCTGATGCCATTACTGCAGGTAAAATTGCTGCCAATGCTATTACTGCCAATGCTATTGCAGCTGATGCCATTACTGCAGGTAAGATTGCTGCCAATGCTATTACTGCTGTTACAATTGATGCTGGAGCTATTACGGCGGGTAAAATTGCTGCTGGTGCTATCGCATCTAATAGTATGCTAGCATCAAATATAATTGCTGCTAGCAATTTGGTAACAGATTTTGTGTTGACTAAAAATATACAAAGTGATAATTTTAATGGGCAAATACTTACAAACCCAGATACTGGAGTACGTACTATAAACGTTGGCACAGCTGGTTATTATTTAGATTCAGTGTCTGGTACTGTTGTAGTTAGTAAATTAGTTGCACGTGACGGTATAATTGCTGGTAACTATATCAAATATAATAGTAGTGGTGCATTTGCAGTTGACTCACAGGGCAATTTGGGTGTTAAAGTAGATGATGATACTTTAGGAATATCAAACGGTTCTTTAGTAATTAAACAGGTGCCTTCAACTTCTGTTGTAGTTGCTACGCAAGATATTAATTATGTGGGTGGATTAAATACTACAACGTATAATCCTATTGGTCGTACAAATGGCGTATTTACGCACCCATATAATATACATCTTGTATGGGATTCTTTGGCTAACGTTTCAAGCGTTATGAATGTTACAAGTGTAGACATATATAATCTATCAGTTAGATATGATTACTCAAATGTAACAAATTTGGCCAGTGCTACTAATTTGTTTATTTACATTAACGCGCAATGGTCAGATTCGCCGACAGCACGCGTCAATTCGCCTGTCGCTTTTAGTGCAGTTGCAGCCGGAATTACAAATCCTGTATTACCATTAGGACCAGTTACATATACCATTCCAAAATTTTCAATTAGTGGCAGACAAGTAGCTACCAATAGATATTTACTTGTCTGGCCTGAAATAGTTTTATATGGTAATAACTTTGGTGGTACAATTGGTGTTAGTGTACCAGCCTCAACAACAGCAGCATTTATTATAAAAGCAACTGGTCAATTAACTTCTCCAAATAATGCATTTAGTACTTTAGTAAAACCAGCTGGTTTACAAATATCATAATAAATAATTAGTCATGAACATAGAAAATCAAGAACAAATCAATATATTACAAGAAGAGCAATCTAACTACGACTGGCTTCGTAAAAGACAATCTAATTATCCACAATTTAGTGAAGAAGATATTGGTCATCTTTATGACTCAATACAAGCGATATTGGATATATTGGAAGAAAATGATATTATTGTATCATTGAAAGATAACACGAAGGCTCGCCTTGAACATCGTGCACTAATTAAAACAGCTATACCAAAGGAGTAAATAAACTCTTTTGATTTTTGTCAAATATAACTCTCGAGCAGACCCACCATGCCTCTCAACGATGCACACTTTGGTGGGTATTTTTTGCATAAAAAGTCGTAAATTTGACATTTTTAGACCTTGGGAGCACTAGATTTCTCTATACGGGGCCTAACTTCGGGGCCTTTTTTCACTTTTTTGAAAAAAGTTGTGTACTTTCTCTGCATTTTAGTGTATAATGACCATGTAAGCAACACAACACAATATGAAAGAAACATTAGGAATTTTCATCGGAATCAATGCAGCAGTTTGGTTCGTCATCTTTATCCAAACCATGAACGGTAGTTGGTAATCACAAGAGTTGAACATCTTTTAAAAAGCTTTGAGCTTCGGGCACTCGTTAAACCGCTCTAGAGAGTTGAGCATCTCTTAAAACTGCTCACCACTTTCAAAAAACAATTTTCCCCTGAAGTATTGGCCCGCCAGTAGATCTTCTAGAACAAACACTAAGTGAATCCCGGGCATGTGACCGGTTGGAGTTAACGCCACCGAAACATGAATAGCTTAGTCAATGATCTAGAATGAACTCTGGGAGACGAGGTTCGACTCCTCGCGGGGGACACCACTTTCAAAAACAAATTTAAGGTAATGCCCCAATCGTAAGAGACTGCAGCTCGAGAAGATAAGAAAATTAAATGTGCAGATGGACTCACACAGCCGTTTCTGATGATAGGAAGACCCCAGGATTGCTCAGCAATAGTAAGGAAACCGAACATGCCCGTGTTTCATCAGCAACAAAAGTTAGGCACGGGAAATTTTCAAAAAACAAATTTACTGATGGAGGTTGCAAACGAAATCAGAGATAAAAGGAACGAGCCTCTTGTCCGCAGGGAGAGCGTTAAAAAGTTTCATGGTGCAATTCCATAGCCTGCGGTGCCATTTCCAAAAAAAACAACAACAAATACAAATAGAATAACGACATAAGATTTTAAAACCTTCTCTATCGCAAAGCCAGTAGTCATGACCTGGTAGTGGCCTATAAGAATATTATTCAAAAGTCCGTTCAATTCGGAGGTGATAGAAACCTGGGAGGCTCCTCAGCCCCAATTGAAGCTGTAAAGCACTGAGGATACTTTTAAACAACAAACACCAAACCATGAAACTATCGCATTTTTATCCACTAGCCATCTTGATATCACTATTTTTTGGAGTCTGTATGATTGGATTCATCAGCGCTCTGTTCAAAGCAGTCTATCTTTTCTTTAACTAATATGAACACACAACGAACAATACTAAAGGTTGAAAATAACGAGGTTGGAAAAACAATAATCTTTCATTTGAGGCGTGAGGTAAAAACTCATAATTTGAGAGAGCGTTTGAAAGAGATGGAGTCTCCAGACTATGTTGGAAAATTTAAACGAGTTGACCTCTATGGCCGCCTTGGAAAAAATAATCCAAATCGTCACAAATATTCTATTTCTAGTCGTCGCTCAATCTTTCGCAGCCACACTAGAATTCGTTTAGAAGATGCATCACACATTGCAGTCTATGTAAACAACGTCGTGCGCTCTAAGTTTGGTGGTTATACTCTCGTCTGTTCATGATTCCAGTTTTTCCCTCTCATAAGACTACACTCGTATTGACTGCAGGCTTTCAACCATGTGGATTTTTTTCTGCTCGGTCTGCAATTCGAAACATGATGGTTGGAGGCGTAAAAGCCTATGACCAGTATGGAAACATACGAGACTGGAGCAGCTGGATAGCAAACGATGATCATCTCAGTCCAAACAATCCTGCGCTGAGAAGCGTCGACACATTGTGGGCAATTCCTACAATTGTAGTGGTGCCAGGCTATTTTGGTCACTACAAGCAAGGCAAAAAGCAGCCGCGCGCAATCAACCTTCGTCAGCTGTATTATATCTATGGAGGAGAATGTCAATATTGCTTAAAGAAAATTCCATACACTTCTGCGACTCGTGATCATCTCATTCCTCGCAGTCGTGGAGGCGGCAACAACGACGACAATATCGTTCTGTCTTGCAAAAAGTGCAATACCAAAAAATCAAACAAGTTTCCATATTTCAACATTCATGGCTCAGAGGTAAAACCTAAGATGCTAAAAGACATCGAGTTTAGCGCGCTTAGTGAAAAAGTTACGATTCGCGATGAATGGAAGGATTTTTTACAATATAAATAAATCACTTATAGATAAAAAAGATGTTTACATATGAGAGAGTTTAGTGTATAATGTCTCTGTAAGCAACAAGAAACAAAAGTTTCATAACTAAATGCCACATCAACTGCTACTGAAAGTTGAGAACGTCCGTGGTTGTACGGCTTGGATCACTCAGTGATGCGATGTCAAAGGTTTGTATATAGGAGTTTTCGGTCCCTATAAAAAGTCATAGTCGATTGTAGTTGCAGCGCATTGCGCTCCTCATCGACATGCCAATATGATTAACCGATAAATTTTTCCCTCCTGTAGCTCAGTGGTAGAGCGGATTCTTTGCTCATTTTTATAAATAACTATATGAATGACCATTCCTTGTGCCCAGTATGTAATAGAGAAATTTCAAAATTTGCCTATTCTAGACATGCAAGGGCATGTGAAAATGGAAAAATAAAAGATAAATTACCTCCAAGTGAAAAACTACCAAATGGTAAAACTATTCGTTGGATGGAATCTATGAATGCCCGCAAAGGAAATGGAACAAATCAGTATACTAAAGCAATTAAATTAAATTTGCCAAAACCAATTGCAGTGGAAGTTTCTAATGAAACGCGACAAAAGATGTCTGCATCAGCTAAAGCTAGGAGCACTTCAGAATTAAGAAAAAATATGTCAGATCATGCTAAACGTCGTGGTCTTGGTGGTAAATTTGTTAATACTAAATGCGAATATAATGGACATAAATTTGGTTCTTCTTATGAAGTATGTGTTGCAAAATCTTTAGATAGTAATTCCATAAGATGGATAAAGCCAAAAAAATTCGATTATATCGATCCATTCAATAAAAGTAGACAATATACACCAGATTTTTATCTGCCAGATTTTGATGTATATCTAGATCCTAAAAATGATTTTCTTATCAATAACATTAATCCATCTATGGGGTTTAGTGATTGCGAAAAAATTAAAATTGTTGAACAGACCCATTCAATACGAGTTTTAATTCTCGATAAAACAATGCTTACATGGGATAAAATTCAAGAACAAATTTTTAATGCTAGAGTGTCCTGAATTGGTTAAAGGTCCTTCTTTATAAGGGGGTAGAATCGGTCATCGAGCCGTATGTGGGTTCGAGTCCCACCTCTAGTACCACTTTCGCACGTTGGCAGAGAAGTTATGCAGTGGTCTGCAAAACCGCCTAGTCCAGAGCGTTACTGGAACGTGCGTCCATCTACAACACCTGCTCATATCGTCTAACGGTTAGGACTTACGGTTTTCATCCGTACAATCGGGGTTCGATTCCCCGTGTGAGTACCAATAAATAATATACAATGAAAATAGTCATTCGCACCTCAACATACATCAAGGTCGGTCAATTTTACCTTTCAGTAAAACTACCGCTTAAGAGCGGTGAACACAAGTTTAGAGTCACTCGCGATCATTCACGCTTTCAAAACTATTTTGAAATGCATGCTCTAGGATTCACGCTAGGTCGCATGTGGTCTACTCATGCCCAACGCGTACGTGAGAAGCGTTGGTTAAATTCACTTGACGAATAATACTATGAAAATATACATCGAAAAATGGACGACTGAAACTGTACACACTGGAAAGTTATTTAGCGTTGACACTGAAAAGTTGAGAGAACTCTATGATGAATATGCAGGTCTCTCTGACGAAGAACTCGTTGAACTCGTGAGCGAAGATTCTGAATGCGGTGGTCTTGATTGGCATGAACAGTACGAAGACGCCTTGTCTGCATGCGACATTTCTGGAGAAAACAGTCTAGTAAAGATTCATACATCAGAGACGCTGCAAGAAGATCTAGAATGGAATGCCTGGCACAGGGGTCGTCTTACTCTCAATGAAGAATATATAGACATTGATACGGAAAATTTTGAGGAGTTTGTCTCTAAAATTCCTCACTATAAATAATTTCACAATCCGACTTAGCTCAGCGGCAGAGCAGATGACTGTTAATCATCGGGTCCGTGGTTCGATCCCACGAGTCGGAGCCAATTTTTTTATTGTAATTTGTAAGTTAAATGTTCGTTTTGTATAAATAAACTTATGGATTACAAACAGATATATAATCGCCTAATAGAATATAGGCGTCAAAATATCTTAACGTGTGGCTATATTGAACGTCATCATATAGTCCCAAAATCATTGGGAGGCACTGATGATGAATCAAACATTGTAGCACTATCTGGTCGTGAACATTATATTGCGCATTTGCTTCTTTCAAAATTTAATCGATGCAGCCAAACTGCATATGCTCTTTGGGCAATGCAAATGAAATCTTCAAAAACGTGTGATCGACCATGCATTAAAAGTGGTCGTATGTATGAATGGGCACGTAAAGAATTTATTAAATATGCATCTCATCGATTTAAAATTACTTCAAAGGGAGAATGCAATAGTCAGTATGATACAAAATGGATAACAAATGGTATTGTTAATTTGAAAGTTTCTAAAGATTATATTGTTTCCGAAGAATGGAAATTTGGAAGAACTGTAAAAAAGAAACAAAAACATTTTACATGCGCAGCTTGCAATTCAACATTTTCAAATAAGAAAAAGAAAAAATATTGTTGCAAACAATGTGAGAATAATTCGAAACCAAATATCATTAAAGACAACTTTGATAATCTAAAATTAGAATATGAAAAACATAAATGTTTAAGTAGAGCATTTAATTCTGTTGGTATAGCATACAATAGCAATCTTTTTAAAAAATTTATTGATTTATACAATCACGCCGAAGTCGCATAGTGGTCGATTGCACCGGATTTGTAATCCGGTTTGGAAACATCATCGTGGGTTCGAATCCCACTTTCGGCTCCAGTTTAAAGTGCATCCATAGCTCAGTTTGGTTAGAGCACACGATTGATAATTGTGGGGTCGTTAGTTCGAGTCTAACTGGGTGTACCATATTTTTACGGGTAAAGGCCGACTGGCGAGGCGCTTGCTTTGGGAGCAAGTTTAGTTGAGTTCGATTCTCAATTACCCGACCATTTTTTATTAGGGGGTTTAGCTCAGTTGGTAGAGCGTCTGCTTTGCAAGCAGAATGTCATCGGTTCGAATCCGGTAACCTCCACCATTATACGTCATTGGTGTAACGGTAGCACAAAGGTCTCCAAAACCTTTTGTCACAGTTCGAATCTGTGGTGACGTGCCATAGAGGTATAGTGTAACGGTTAGCACCACAGATTTTGATTCTGTTTGTCGAGGTTCGAATCCTTGTACCTCTACCAACTTTGCCGCTAGAGAGGTGCACGGGCTCCATGCCCGGTACATAGACACAAATGACGTGCAGGACTGCATATGCGGGTGCGTACGGGAATGTGTCTATGTCGCCTCTCTAGACGGCTCAATTTTCAATCGCGGGGCAGTCAGTAGTGGTGCTGAACTAGTCTCATAAGCTAGGCTTCGGTGTGGGTTCGACTCCCACCCCCGCAACCAATTTTTTTAATGGGCGGTTCGCATAGCGGCAATTGCGTTTCATAGGATGTGACTTTAGAACGCTAAACAAGCATAACTCCTTTGATGTAGCAACAACACCTGTTAAGCCCTGAGCATGGCACAAGAATAAAAGCTCATCACTTTCGCATAAATAGTATTATGATTATATCATTTAAACAGTATTTTATACGAGAAAGTTTTATTGATAAACTCAAATCAATTTTTAGTAAAAAAATAACCCATGATATTAAAATAGATATCGATAGTTACTTGGATGAGATATATGTATATCTTATTGATGATAGAATAAAAATCGGTACATTTACATTTAAACACGATAATAAAAATTTAAAAGCTATAGATATTTGGGTATCTAAAGAGCACAGAGGTAAGGGACTAGCAAAAATGGTTTATGATATTTTATCGAAACGTGGTTATAAAATATATCGTAGCTCAGATCAAACTGCTGCTGGTAAGCATTTTTGGGATAAAAATAGACCCAACTCTAAACCTGGTTCTATTTGGTAGATATATTTTTGCCTTTTAAGGGGTAAAGAATAGAGATACAAAAACAGTTTTAACTTAGTATATAAAATACTAGATTCCGTGTGGGTCAATAACCATACATTGCTAAATGGGTAGATGCCCGAGTGGCTAAAGGGGGCAGACTGTAAATCTGCTGGCTAACGCCTACGCTGGTTCGAATCCAGCTCTGCCCACCATTTTTATAAATAGTAGTATGAACGCATTTAATTCTACACAACCAGACAGTCTAGTTGAAGCTGCAAAGCAAATTCTCGAAAAGGTCGCTATTGCACCAGTCACTGGCTTTGGACGGTCTGTTCCAGAAAGCGTTCAAGATTATCTGCAAACAATTTTAAATTCTGCCGACACGCCCCGTGGGTCAATCACACACGCCAAATTTTTCGACTCTGGCTATACTGGTGTCTCGTTTGAGATTGGTGGACAAGAGTATACGCTCACTATGAGCATGGGCAAGATGGGTGCTGATGACTATATTCGCGGCAATATGGCACTCGCCAAAACCGGCACACACAAGCCAATCCTCTCAATTAGAGGTGGCGACAGCCCGAACAGTGTCTTTCCAACAATGGCTGACATTGGTAAAATGACACGTGCTGTGTCTGACCTGATCAAACGTTAAGTCTTTCAATGTATAGTGTAGTGGTAGCACGCCCCAAGCAAAGGGTTTCTTGTCCGATAGGATAGGCGACAACGCCGAGGCGATGGTTCGATTCCATCTACATTGTCTATTTTTTGCGTCATAAGTGTTACGGCAGCACATTAGACTTCCACTCTGAAGGCGTGAGTTCGACCCTCACATGACGCACCAATTTCAATGGGGCAGAGCTTAGCGGCTTTATTCTCCTCATGCCCTCTACGCTTGATGGGTGCACACTAGACAGCGCATGGTTTAAACATGATACGAGAATACCCCACCATTTTTCCCTGCCATTGTAGGCATTGATCCTACAATGAGCATTGAGGCTAAGAACGGGATGGCAACCCGGTGACGCCGAATGTAATCCGACGCACATTAAACTAGTCTTGGAATTAGCCACCAAGATGAAATAGTCACTGCGTTTCTTCAAGTTGACTCTGGTCAATTATTCGGTAGTGGGGAAAACACTTTGCGAGAGGGATCATACGGAGATCGCTAGGCCCATAGTCTAGAGTGGAGGTTAAAGCCCTCCCCCTCGCAATTCGTATCATGCGCGAATCCAAATATGTCATGACGCAGCTAGGTGTGGTTCCTAGCTAGCCCCAGCCCTGGGTGAGTGTAGCAGCAATCTGTCATGGGCAAATTTTCTCTATACCAGGCTTAACTTCGGGATCTTTTTTCACTTTTATGAAAAAAGTTGTGTACTTTCTGTGCGTTTTATGCTATAATAACCATGTAAGCAACACCAACCACAATATGAAAAACAAATCTTCAATATTTCTCTTATTAGGACGCGTAGACTATGAAGGCGACGTCGTATTAGGAGCTTATAGCTCACTTAAAAAAGCAAATTGCGCACTAGATGCCTATAAGGCTAAGGTTGATGCTGATCGTGTCAACAATCGTTATGAAAATACTGCGTATGATGATTATGTTATAAATGAATGTGAGGTCAATGCTGAAGTCTGATCTTTTGAGAAACTCCAATACAATATGAAACAGGACATCGACTAAGACCGCATGAAAACAAAACAATATTCGATTGTATTTCACAATGATGAATGCTATATGGAAGCAATGGCGTTAAGCGACATTCACACCTATAACGATGCCGATGCTGCAGAGATTGAGCTTTTCTGGAACAGCAAACGTAAACGTGACAACGCGGTTCGTCTTCTTAAGCAACATGACATTACAGTAGACACCTTTGACTTTAATTAAATATGAAAAACGGGAACGTAGCTCAGTGGATTAGAGCAAGGGATTTAATTTATAAATAATAGTGTATGGGTATATAATGTAATGGATAGCATCAGGGTCTTCTAAATCCTTCGCCTAGGTTCGAATCCTAGTATACCCACCAATTTAAAAACACTATTATGAATAAATGTAAACACTGTAAAGAAGAATTTGATTTGTGCGATAAACCAAGTGGATGGATGGCAAACCATAGTAGATGGTGTAAAGAAAACCCAAAAAGAACTGAATATAAAAATGGTTCATTAAAGGCTGTTGCTGCTATGAATTTAGCGAAAAAAGAATCTGGAATTACTAATCAATATGATAAAGCAAAATCTGAGGGAAAGCAAATAGTTTCGCCGTTAATTAATAATAACTATTGGAAAGGAAGAAAACATACTGAAAAATCTAAACAATTGATGAAAGAAAAGGCGCTTTCTTCACCTCATAGAAGATTAAGAAGAGGAATTATTGAATATAATGGAATAATGTTAGATTCTTCATGGGAATTAGAACTCGCTAAACGTTTAGATGAATGTAATATTACTTGGCTTAGACCAAGTCCATTGCCATGGATTGATAAAGATGGTATAACACATAATTATTTTCCAGATTTTTATCTTCCAGAATATAATCTATATCTAGATCCAAAAAATCCCCAAGCAATTAAAGTTCAAAATGAAAAATTAAAATGTTTGTTAAATCAATATGACAATATTGTTATTCTAAATTCTTTAGAATCATGTAAGAATTATAATATCTCTAATAAATAAAATTTCGGTACTGTGGTGGTATCGCTTACAGGAGCATGAGGTCCCTAAAGTCGAACAATTATCTCGTCGACAACCTCTAAATTTTCTATGGCTGTGTGATGAAATTGGTAAACATTGCGAACTTAAAATTCGTTGCCTTATGGCTTGTCGGTTCGAGTCCGACCATAGCTACCATCTTTAAAAGATTATGAATACAGAACATATTAAAAGTTTGATTGACGCCGAAGTAGAAGCGCTACTCTCTGAGATGAATGAACTTAGAGAGCGAATAGCCAAACTTGAGCATGAATCATTTCGTCGATCGCTGAATGTTCATCAACATATTGGGCAATACATAGATCACGAACAAAAAGAAAACGGACCAGTTTTATAATGAAAGGGGCTTGTAGCTCAGCGGTAAGAGCAGGGGTCTATGATTGTATAAATAGAATTATGTTCTATACAATCTATAAAACTACAAATCTAATCAATAATAAATTTTATATAGGTAAACATCAAACTGCTAATCCAAATGATTCGTATTATGGTTCCGGAAAGGCAATCAAGGAAGCTATATTAAAATATGGTAAGGAAAATTTTCAAAAAGAAATATTGTTTATTTTCCAAACAGAAGAGGAGATGAATGCAAAAGAAAGAGAATTGATTACTGAAGAATTTGTAAATTGCAAGGACACTTATAACATGGGAGTCGGCGGTGAAGGTGGATCACATTTTAAAGGCAAATCTCATTCAAATGAAACTATTTCACAAATTAAAAAAACTTTAAATTCCAGTGATAATAAACAAAAATTTATTGATGCTGGAAAACGTGGTGGTTCTTCATCAAAAGGTAGAAAACTTAGTGAAACTGCAAAGCAAAATATTTCGAAAGCAGCAAAATTAAGAAAGCCGATGAGCGAAGAAACAAAACAAAAAATTTCAAATTCTTTAAAAAATCGAAATATTTCTAAGAACTAAATTTCTATAAAGGCTCGTAGCTTAGCGGTGAAAGCGTCCGACTCATAATCGGGTGACCCTCGGTTCGAATCCGAGCGGGCCTACCATTTTTAATAAGAACCCAACCGGGCCCACCATTATAAATATCATGACATGGTTTTACGTGCACTGCTATTCATTACTAGTCTACTTGTGGCTGGATGTGCCGCATGGTTTTCAGTACTTGGCATTGCTACACTCTTTAGTGGTAGCTATGTTTCAGTGCTCATCATGGCAAGTGCACTAGAGATTGGCAAACTTGTAGCGACGACCTATTTGCATCACTATTGGGCATACACATCAGCGCTCTTAAAGGGCTATCTCGTCACTGCGACACTCGTACTCATGTGTATAACTTCACTCGGTATTTTTGGTTATCTATCGTCTGCCTATGCTGTAAACTCAATACAATTTTCTAACATCGACTCCCAGGTTGGGTCTCTTCAAGAACGTAAGAGCGGCATCGACTCTGAAGTCTCACAAATCAACTCACGAATAGAGACACTAAACGCTGCGCGGCGGTCACAAGAAGAACGCTTGCCAAAGATGTCTGCGGCAAATGCACGACCAATCTATGCCGATATTGAAAGAACAGCGGCTGAAATGCAAGCACAGCGCGAGAGAATAGTTCAACTGCAAGACAGCAAGAGAGAGCTTGACACACAAATACAAGAGCTAAAACTCAAGATGTCGGCATCAAAAGACATTGGAACGTTTAAGTTTATTGCCGATCAGTTTAATCTGCCGCTCGATACAATCGTAATGGCCTTTATATGCATAATCATTGCTGTGTTTGATCCACTTGCAATTGCACTGCTGCTGTCATACAACAGCACACTTTCCAAAACACTCATGAAAGACAAGTCAGTTGATGTTTCAAATCGCATCTATGACCTGTCTGACGGCTTATAAATTTTAGGGTAGATGGCTGAGTTGGTCTAAGGCGCTCGACTTGAAATCGAGAGAGGTTTAATCGCCTCCGTGGGTTCGAATCCTACTCTACCCGCCATTTTGGAACGTTGACTGAGTGGTCGAAAGTGTTTCCCTGCTAAGGAAATGTAGGGGCAACTCTACCGTAGGTTCAAATCCTACACGTTCCGCCAACACATATAGATACTTTTATGGGGAGTTAGCTCAGCGATAGAGCATCTCGTTTACACCGAGTCGGCCGGGGGTTTGAATCCCTCACTCCCCACCACTTCTCCCCCTGAAAAACAAAATGAACTATAATATGAAAAAACAAACACAAATCGTTAAAGTCGGACTTATTGCAGCACTTGCTGCTCTTAACTATGCCTATGCAGGCCCAATCGAAGACGCTCCTTCAGCATTCACGCCGGTGACGCTTGAAACTGGCTACTCTTCTGATAAGGTTTGGCGTGGTGCTGATCTAGGTGCAAATGAAGCAAATGCAATCGTCAAAACGACAACTGAACTTCCTGCGGACGTTTCGTTGGCACTTAGCGCTGACTATGCAAACGCTGAAACAACTGGGAAGGACGAAGCTACTGAGCTCTCTGCAATCTTTTCTAAGAGTGTTGCTGACTATCTCGTATCTTTGAGCTATACCTGGTATTCGCAAGACTATGCAGGACAGGAAGGACAATCGCAAGAAGCTGGCTTGACTGTATCACGTGCAGTTGGTCCAATCGATCTTTCGCTTACTCAGTATGTCGGACTTGTTGGTGACAATAACAGCTATAGCGAACTTGCTGCAACATACAGTGATGATTTTGGATCTTCATTGATGCTTGACTTTCGCGCTGAGCTTGGCTATCTCGCTCAAGAAGGACAGTGTACTCACTTTGAGACCACTGTGTCGACTGACATTCCAGTTGTGCAAGGCGTGACCGCTGTTCCGTTTGTCTCATACTCACTTGGTCTTGATGACTCGGTTGGTGTGCATTCAGACATGAAGAATCTTTTCTTCGGTGGAATTGAGTTTAAGAAGACATTCTAATATTATAAGAATATAAAACAAAAACGGAGCCTTCTCTATGTTGGCTCCGTTTTTTATTTGGGCAAGTGGTGTAATGGTAGCCACGCGGGTTTTAGAAGCCCGTGCAGTGATGCGTGAGGGTTCAAGTCCCTCCTTGCCCACCAACTTAATAGTTAGTCTTGCCAAAGCTGTAAAGCATTGGATTATCACTTGATCCGGTGCCGGTTGTAGTGACATCCTTTTTAGCTGGAGTAAATGCATAAATCTCACGTTGAGCACGATCTGCATCAATCCATACTTCTTTATAGTTGCTGTCGCGAATGAGCAGCATTGGCGCGCCATGAATATGAGCATAGCCAACACACTCTCCGCGAATGCTGTCAGAGCCAGAGTGAACTTCAAGATATTTTCCAAAGAGTGGAAACTTGTCTACTTGTCTGTTTACAGTATCGACAAATGAACCAAAATCGTCTTTGCTTATGAGATCTTTTCCAATGTAGATGCCTTTGCCTTTGGCACGATAGCTCGGAAAGGTTACAATGCCTTCGCTTAATTGTTCTTGAGACAACACATGTGCAGCGGCAGAAACCAATGGGTCTTCTTTGTATGATGTGAAATTATTCATAATCTATCTTATTTATACATTTTTCGAATTATGAAATTGTATAAATAGTCTTATATGCAACCCTTTGACAACTATAAAAATGACTCTCTTGTGAGTGCTGCAGCAACGATTCTGGAGGGCAAGACCTCAGACGGGTGTCTTCAAGAAGCACAGAGCGCAATTATAAAACGCCTATTAGCAGAAATTGACAATTTAAATAGAAGTCAAATGCAAGAATTTTTACTTGCATTTGCAGATCATATGGACGAGATGACAAAATATGCATCATCACGTGATCACAAAGGCAATCCAAGAGGCGTCATTAAAAAAATAAGTGATCACCTCTATGACGCAGCAAGAGCAGCAAGCGGATTAAAGACCGGTGAAAAGTATGGTTATAATGAAGGTGTTGAAGATAAAGGTGAGACACTACAGGAATATTACACCGCTAAATTTCCACTTGCTAAAAAGGCAATGGGAGCAGTGCGCAATCTGGATGAAGATGAAATGGAAGATTTCTTATTTGCGCTTGATGGATATTTTGACGGAGGAGAAAGTTCTGGTTATAAAGAATCAAGCAACATCTCTGCATTAATCTACAAGGCAGCACAAATTTGGAAAAATAGAAACGAAAGATATGCATAAAAACCCGCTTATAGAAGCAGCAACAAGAATCCTTCAAGGCAAGCCCGAAGACTTACAAGAGTCTTTTATGCGTTTGCCTGGACATGTCATCAACAATGAATTATACACGCTAGGCAAATCATTTCAACAATTTGTTGATTCAATAAAACGTGGCGATGACTTTGATCCAAAGAAGATCAACTCACTTATAACTGCATTAAATTCCATAAAGTCTTCTGCAAAAACTTTTAAAGATGGAGAAAGTGTTCCTGTTTCATATCAGTATGGAAACGTAAAGGAAGCTGCCGAACAAGACGCAGGCGAGTATGACGCTGAAGGCAGCATGGCAAAGACCGCACTTCGCACAATCATTCGCAACGCAAAAGGATTGCATGACATGCTAAGCGACGACGAAAATTTACCAGAGCACGTTCAAGCAAATCTTGTAAAGGCAGAAGAATATGTTGTCAGTGCTCGTGACTATATTGAGAGCACAAAGGAAGCAGAATAAATAAGACATATGAATAATTTTCATTACAACCAAGACCCGTTGTATGCCGCTGCAGCAAAGATACTCGGCAGAGAATCATTAACAGAAGATGCATCGCATGCGTCTGCCCTTAAAGAACTTAAAGCTTCTAAGGGTGCTGCAATGATAAAGTCAAAAAACAATCATGTATTTGGTAAAAATGGTGGATTTTCTGCAGCTCAAGAAGACGCTGACACAATTGCTATTATGATTTTCAAGCAGTCGAACAAAGGGTGGATTACCAAGACCACATTCTATACAATCGAAAAAGAAGATGGCGAAAGTTATTTTAATGTCTATAGTCAAGACGTAACACACATCGCAAATCCAAAGACGTCTGCTGAAAAGGTCTATGAGATTGCAAAGCAACACAGCGACAGCAAATACTATTTCAAAACCTTCGATCAAAAATTAGAAATTAACGAACTAAACTAAATATAAATAAATTAACACATGAATAACTTCCACTATCACCAAGACCCGATGTATGCTGCAGCTACAGCAATTCTAACTGGCAAAACTCAACTGCAAGAGTCTGATACTCTTGACGAAGCAATTGATTGGAACCTTATCCAATCAATGTATGTAAAAGACATTATTGATATTGTAGCAGCATTAGTAATTGGAGGAGGAATTGGTGTAGCTGCTATATTTGGTGGCGCAATAAAAAGATATCTTTCAGATAAAGCAGACGAAAGAGACGCAAAGGAGTCTGCACAATTCTTAAAGAGCACACTTGATAAAATCTTAAAGGACAGCAAATCAAAAGAGCTTATTTCACAAATTAAATCTTTTCCTTATTCATCAAAATCTACAGAAGAAGCTAAAAAGAATAACGAAGAGCGTAAAAAGCTAGTTAGAGCTTATAGTGCACGTCTCAAAACATTATTAAGCGATGATGAGTATGCATTGATAAATGACATCTATAACAATACCATTCGTGAAAGCGCTGATACTCTTGAAGAAGGAGTCGAAGACGTCAAGTCAATCGTCGACACCCTAAAGGTTGGCGACACTACAAACTTTGGCAAGGTGTTAGAAATTGGGACTAACAGCATTACATTCAAGGCAAAAGATCTTCCAAAGACAACAATTGCGTTTAATCAACGCAAGATGGGCAGCTCAGAATTTTTACTTCTTAAAACAATCAAACTAAAGGAAGAGACTGAACTTGAAGAAAAGGACGTTGCTGAAGCATACAAGCCATTACGCAAGCCAGCCGACCTCATCGACGAATTACAAAGCATAGTCGACGCCCCAGATTCAAAACTTTGGGACGTCACAAGTGTGTCTATTCGTTTAAGTCATGAAGACATCTTTGATCGTTTTCCAAAGATTTATGACTATGTTGAAGATATGTGGTTTGAAATTATGCAACCAAATGGTGCTAAAAAGACAAAAGAAATTGCTAAAAAAGCAATTGAAGCAGTGCGCAAGTATTATCCAGACCTCAACAAATCTCAGAAAAGCAATCCAGTCTATAAAGAAGAAGAGAGCATTGAAGAAAAAACAATTGATGAAGCAATCAACTGGCTTGGTGACTATCTCCCAACTTCAGAAAAGAGTCAGTTTGGCGGATATCGTCCGACAATTATTGATAAGAAAACTAAAAGAGTTATATACCAAAGTGCGGTTAGATACAATGCACCTCAAGAGGCAAAGGATCACGCTGAAGAATATCTCAAGCAAAAGTCAAAGGGCATCAAAGAGCCAAAACTTCCTCATGTCGGCACATACAAAGAAGAGTCTGATTGCCCCGATGAAAAGATGGATGAAGCAGCAGATGCGGCACTCAAGCGCCGCAAGCAAGTTGACATGGCCCGAGTAAATGCTGGAACTATGAGTCGCGATGACTATAATAAAAAGTATAAACTTGGTAAATATCGTCCAGCCGGCAGCAAATTGTCTGGTCCAGGTGGAGTCTATAAAAATCTTGTTAAGGAGGAAGAGACACTCGAAGAAGCTGTTCCAACACCAGCTGTACAAAAGCTTATAACATCAATTGATATGCTAAGCCCTAAAGACTATCTAGTTTTCTTACAGGCACTCGCAGACAACGCGCAAGGCATCGCTAATATGTCACAAGCAGGAAAAGATGGAAAGTCAAATGCAAATGCATGGAAAACTGTAGCAGATCATATTTCTACAGCAGCTGATGCCTATGCAAAGCGTCCAGTTCGCCTGGAAAACATAGAAGTAGAAGGCGAGTCTCTCGAAGAAGCCGCTAAAATTACTCCAGTAAAAGGAAAATATATCTTCTTTATTCAAGACCGCGAACTCTATCAACTCGACCCATATAAACTGCTTGCAAAGACTGATTTTGATCGAATCTCTAGCAGCAAACTTATGTCACACATGAAATTAGGCAGCGAGTGGAAAGCAGTATCAGTTGCATGGGGAACAGATCTTCTTGAGATTGGTGCACTCGAATCTCCAAAAGATATATCTGATGCAGAGCAATGGTATGTTGTGCCCCATCTATACGACAAAGTCACACATCTTGCATTGATACACTAATACTAATTAAAAAATAATATAGAAAAGCCACTCGGGTCACTCTGAGTGGCTTTTCTCGTATATATAACTCTATAGAGGACGCGGTTGTCTTCTATACTTAACACACACAAACACACACAATAAAATGAATAAAAACGCATACGAAATACGACTAGAGGTATTGCAACTCGCTCATGGCGATATTATGACGCAATATCATGAGGCATTAAATTGTCAAAAAGAGACGATTTATCAGGACGGACAGGAAACATCAGACTTGTCTACTGTAGATGTCACACTACCAGCTGTATCTAAGGTTATCGAAAGAGCAGAAGAACTCTATGCATTTGTGCACGGAGCATAAAGGTTAATAGCGAGTAGCCAGTGTTGTATTGCGCTGGCTACTTTTATATTTACAAATTAAAAAAGATTGTTATAATAACAACATGAAAATCAAGGATAAAAATGGTGCTCAGTTTGAACTCGATGATTGCACAATTCTTCAAATTACTCTTAATAAACTGCGAGAAGTATATGACTGGCAATCAAACTACTATATTGACACTGCAAACAATAAAGTATTAAAGACAGAAACATACCACACAACTCATAGTTGGGACACTACGAGTGAAGTGCGTGATGCGACAGTTGATGATTATCGCTTTTCTGCAGTGCTTGCTAAATTAGTTTGTGGGAGATAGCTTATGTTTTGTAATTGGCACTCGATAGAGCCAGTGTACTGAGTCACTAAATCCTGAGCCCCAATGATGCACACTAAACTGATGTATATGTCGTGCTCGTGATAGGATAAAAAAATCTACTAGTGTGTCAAGCGCAGAATCATTTTCAAGTGCCATATGACTTGGAACCGTAGAAGTGCATCTCAAACCATATTTTTCTGCTAAGATGCGCTTACATTCAGCCGAGTCTGACATTATTATGCATGGACGTGTAGTAGAATCTTGTATAGTTTTTACAACAGATAACCTATCAATAAGTTGTTCCATTGTATAGTCAACAGTGTCTCCTATTTGAGTGCCAAATGAAAGTATGTCACCGACGCGAACATGAATAACTTCATAATCTGTCAACGAATCTAATGCAGCAACTATTGCGCGTTCACACTCTTCAGTTGGTTGCAAATATTTTCTAACAGACTCTACTATTCGCCTTGGTAGTTTAAATACTGGCCATACATTTGTGTAAATATGTAAATTATCCCGCCGTAAATTTTTTAGATTTATTTGATTTTTAAGATTGGTTTGTAGTGCCCGTAGAGTGGCATTTTGAATGTCTTGTAAATCTAAAATTTTATTTGTATTTGGAGGTGTAACCGAACATTGATTTTGTAAATATTGACCAATTGGGTGCTGCCTAAAATCAATTTCAAATGGTATACTATATTCCACGCATAGTTGATTTGCCGCGATTGACCCTCGTATAAAATCACCCAATCCCATCCCCCTTTCTTTTGCAAAGTATGTGTGTATGAGCATGTTATTATTTATTATAAATAAAATATATGAAAATAACGCGTGAAAACATTGCGATTTTAGAGAATGATACTCATATATCACGTTGGGTTGAAGAAAGTGGCCGCCTCGATCATGATCGCTACGCGTTGCCAATCATTTTAGAATATATACAACCTGGTTATACAGTTGTTGATGCTGGTGCATTTATAGGCGACCACACACTTGCATATTGTGATGCAGTTGGTAAAAATGGAGACGTTTATGCATTTGAACCAAATCCTGCAGCCTTTGAATGTTTACAATATAATTGCGGTTCAGCAAATTTATTTAATTGTGGACTATCAAACTGTGACGAAGAAGTAAACTATTCAGTAGATAATAATGCTGGAGCTGGCCGAATATCACAACAGTCTGGTGATGGTTCATTTTGCATAAAAACTATAACACTAGACTCACTAAACCTGTCTGCTCTTGATTTTTTTAAGCTTGATATTGAGGGTTATGAACTCAATGCTTTAGAAGGAGCAAAAGAAACAATTTCAAAATATCGTCCAGTTTTTTGGATTGAAATTAATGTCGGTGCCCTTGCGCAAAATGGCAAAACTGCGCATGATATTGAAAACTTTCTGTCTCAATTTGGTTATGACATAATACCATTCCCTGAAGTTGGTGAACAATATGACATACTTTGCATACCGCAATGAAAACTGATATACTCATACGTTCGTATCGCAATGACTTTAAATGGTTGTGGCATTCTTTAAAAAGTATACATAAATATGGTAAAGAGTTTGAAACTCTTCATCTTGTAGTCCCAGAATCTGATGTTCAACTGCTCGCTCACCTTACAGCAGAGAATGTACATGGCACAGTTGATCAATGTGATGGCTATCTTGCGCAACAGATTACTAAATTACATGCAGACACGTGGTGTTTATCTGACTATATTCTTCATGTTGATAGTGACTGTATTTTTTATAAAGATTTTTCACCAACTTGTTTTTTTAAAGATAACAAACCTATTATGCTTCGCGAAGAATGTTCTAATAGTCCATGGAATGCGATCTCTGAAAAGACTCTTGGTTGGTATGATAGTTATGAATATATGAGAAGACATCCAATTATATATCCACGATGGATATATAACGAGTTTAGAGCATGGATAATGAAAAAACATAGTTGCAGCCTTGAACAATGGATATGCCAACAACAGCGTAATGAATTTAGTGAGTTTAATACTCTTGGTCAATGGGCGCATAAAGTTTATCCTGAAGCATTTTCATGGTGTCACCCAAGCGAAGTTCCAGAATATTGTAAGCAATATTGGTCATGGGGAGGATTGCAAGATGATATAATCAAAGACATTGAAACATTACTGGCATGAAAGTTTTGCTTTTAACAGTTTGTTCGGCTCGTCATCAAAACTTTACTGAAAAGCTTTATAATGAAATTTTGTTACATTGCAAACATGAATGTAAGATTGCATATCTTGATAATAGTTGCGAAGGAGACTTTCAAAGTGAGGCATTTTTTAATGCATGTTATAATAAAACACACCATATTATCACTGAACTTGAGGCTTTGCAATATGGTGATGCACTCATATATCTAGATAGTGATATATGCGTAAGAGGCAACATAGTAACTACAATGTTAGAAGAACTTGGAGACTCTCATATTGCATTTCAACAAGATAGCAAAAACGCATTATGTGCCGGACTTTTTGTATGTCGGGTATGTCCTGAAACTATTAACTTTTTTAATAATGTAAAAGAAGCTCTCATTTGTAATAAAGAATATTATGCAGCAAAGGAATGTGACCAAACTGTAATAAATGAGATGTTACCGCATTCAGGTTTAAAATATATTCCACTTAGTCTCAAATTTACGACATATGGCAATCTAGAACTCGGCCTTTGGAGTCCAGATTCTCCGCATTTTGTTTTAGATAGTGATGCCTTAGCATTTCATGCAAATTTTACAGTAGGGTTGCATAATAAAACACAATTGTTGAATTTAGTACGATCACAATAGTTGTGTACAAATAAGTAGATTTGGTGTATAATACATCATGATGCCAAGATTGAGACTTGTTCGTATTAGTGAATTTAATACACTTGGTCAATTGGCACGTAAATTTCATGCAAGATGCGTTTACTTGGATGTATCCTAGTGATGTACCAACTGTTTGTAAACAATATTGGTCATGGGGAGGTCTAGATGATAATATACATAATGAGATAAATAAAATAATAACTTAAACGGGTGTGACATGGTTTCGACATGACATTTGAAGCAATATATGCAATGCACAGTCTGCACGACTCTAAGTGCAAGAGAAAAACGAAAAAGATACACTAGCTCTCGCGGCATAACCGCACCAACGCATCAACTCCGATAACATGCGTTGGTACAGAGTAGGGTCGGATAGTTGTATATCGAAAATATAATAGACTCATCGATTCGAATATTGATGCGGGATTGCTCGACAACAATCTAGGTTGTGATTGTCCTAACATCAATCAATAAATTGTAGAAGTATATTGCCGAGAAGTCATGGACTGGAGTTCGATCCTCCACACATCCACCATTTTTTTGTTTACAAATTGACGCTTTTAGGGTATAATACATCATGACACCACGACTGGGACTAGTTTGCATAAGTGAAAGACTGACATACCAAAAGATCTCAGCAAAGACGATGACTCGCAAGCAGTTTGTAACTCTTGGTCGTGAGCGTGGGTTGCAAGTACTATCCGAGCGTATACTTCATAATTCGCAGCACATCTTGCGTACACTCCAGGCATGCATCGACTCAGGTGCTCGTCACTATCGTGTGTCGAGTTCAATTTTCCCGTTGCTTACTGATCATACGCTCGAGTTGCGCTACGACGACCTGCATGGGTTTGATGATATCGCAAGCAACCTTGCGAAGGCTGGTGAATTTGCTCGGCAGCATGACATCACATGCAGCTCACATCCCGATCAGTTTAATGTCCTATCAAGTTATAACCCTGATGTTGTAGACAAGACTATTCGCGAACTTGACCATCAGTCATATGTGCTTGATATGATGGGATGTAAAGCAAACTATAGTTCTCCAATGTGTCTGCATCTCAACAAGAGCCCTGACTTTAAGCGTGAAACTATTGGCGAGTATGTGTCTCGCTTTTGTGCAAATCTCGCCCGTTGTAGTCGTGGCGTTCGTCATCGACTTGTGTTAGAAAACGAAGACAAGGCATACTGGAATTGCGAGAATCTCTACACACATTTTGCAGGGCATCTTCCACTCGTCTATGACAATCTTCATGACACGTGCAACCCGTCATGCGACTCGTCTCAAAGCATCTCTCGATTTCGCCAAAGTTGGGGAAAATATACTCCTGTGTTTCATTGGAGCGAAGGTATTGGCAGCACTCGTAGTCATACTGACTATGCAACCCATCTCCCACATGTAGTCTCTGCAAATCGTGACGTCACCTGGGAAGTCGAACTCAAGGCAAAAGACAATGCAATTGCTCATATTCTGAGCACCTTTTTTGCCTCCTAAAGGTCTGTTTCTCTATACGGGGCTTAACTTTGGGGACTTTTTTCACTTTTATGAAAAAAGTTGTGTACTTTTGCCGCGGTTTATGCTATAATAACCATGTAAGCAACAATTCGATACCAGAATGACCAACGACGACAAACATTACGGAACAGTAGAGATCAAGATGTCAAATGGTGAGTATTTCACCACCGAAGTAGTAAAAGAAGGAGATAAGTTTATCACTGGAACGTTTACCAATACTAGACTTCTTCGCGACAAATGGGAAATAAGCATTGAGGAATACTACTCTCATCAAGAAGCTCTACAGGAACTTTATGAAATTCTTGAAGAGTATGCAAACTCGCCAGAAGCGCTGCTTCAATATGCCTAATAATAACCACGTAAGCAACAATATGATTGATATTAATACAGTACAAGGATTTTGGTATGATGGCAATACTCCAATTGCTAATCTCACGGATGGCAGAGAGGTGGTATTGAGTGAAGAAGATGCTCAGTTCATTTTGGATTGGAGTGCGTCAATAGCTAATAGAGTAGAGTAAATAATAATTATGAACAAGCCAATCTTTGTAGTAGGAGACATTCATGGCAAGTGGGATGCGCTTTTTCTTAAGATAAAAGCTGGCGATATTCGTGATTTTGTCTTGATCGGTGTTGGTGACCTTGGAGTCGGTTTTAAACTCGAGAAGCAACAGGATCGTCAGTTTGAATATATCAACACCTTTTTCAAAAGTCGAAACATCGATTTTTTAGGCATTCGCGGCAATCATGATGACCCAGCATATTTTGATGGAAAGATAAGCATGAGTAATTTCAAGTTGCTTCCAGATTATACATCAATGACTCTAGATGATAAAGAATTTTTGTTTGTTGGTGGCGCTGTCAGTGTCGATCGACGTATGAGAGCACAGGGCATTTCATACTGGGCAGATGAAAAGTTTGTCTTGGATGTTTCTAAGATAAAGCGATGTGATGTACTCATTACGCACAGTGCTCCAACATGGAATGGACCGTGTGATAAGTCTGGAATCTCAGGTTGGTGTGATCGTGACTCTACTCTTTGGGATGAGTGTGTACAAGAACGCAAAGATCATGATATACTTTTAAAACTTTGTGGTGCGAGTCGCCATTACGCTGGTCATTTTCATACCTCTTCTTCAGTTGACTTTGATGGATGTGTGAGTACAATATTAGACGAACTAGAAATCGGAGAAATAAGATGAATAAACAACTGACTATTGAAGAACTAAATAAAATTTTAGATTCATATATTGCATTGAAGCGCGTGATCGACTCTGCAGTCGAAGTCGGGTGTTTAGACCCAGATGGTCCAATCTACAATACAGTTTGGAAAGCATTTGAAGATACAGTAGATATTATTGATCCATATAGTTGGATTATGTGGTACATCTATGACAATGATATGGGAGAAAAAGGTATGCTAGTAAAAATTGCCGATGAACAATTTTATATTGAAAATAGAAGAGATTTATTGAAGGTGATGAATTCTTAAATTATGAATATTGTTATTGTAATTTTATTGGTCATTCATACTGCTTTGTGTATGATTGCTGGTTTTTGGATGGGTGTTAATAAAACACATCGTGAAGCATATGAAAATGGTCATATGACTATTGAGCGTGTAGGTGATAAAAGAAATTATCGCTGGATCGAGACTCATAAAATAGGATATGACTATGAATGATTTAACCATAGTACTCTATTGTATTCTCATGACTTCACTTGCAATTGGCACACTTATAATTTTTGAAAAATACGACAAATGAAAACTGCATATCAATATAAAGACATATGTTTGCTGCCTCGCTATAGTAGCCTAAAGACTCGTCAAAGAGCTGAAGTTTCTACAGTATTTTTAGGATCACAATTTAAATTGCCAGTTGTGCCTTCGAATATGGTATGTGTCATAAACGAATCACATGCAAAATGGCTGAGTGAGCATGGCTATTTCTATGTCATGCATCGTTTCGGTGTCGATAACCTTGAATTTGTTCGCGCTGCCCAAGGTTGGAAAACAGTCAGCATCAGCGTAGGTGTGCAAGAAGTTGACAAATATCTACTTGAGCAGATCGCAGCAGAAGATTTAAAGTTAGACTATGTCACAATCGACATTGCTCATGGTGATAGCATTCTTATGAAAGAGATGTTGAGTCATATTTCTTCGCTGTCTCTTGATACAAAAATTATTGCCGGCAATGTCTGCACTCCCGAAGGCTATCGCAGGCTTGTTGAATGGGGGGCAGATGCTGTAAAAGTTGGTATTGGCGGTGGAGGTGTGTGCAGCACAAAAAACAAAACTGGCTTTACTTTTCCAATGTATAGTTGTATCACACTCATTGATCGTGTGCGAGAACTCGATGATCCACCAATAATTGCAGATGGCGGAGTTCGTGAGCATGCCGACATTGTAAAATCAATTCACGCCGGAGCAGAGATGGTTATGGTTGGTGGTCTATTTAGTCGATGTATTGATTCACCGGCTGAAATGATTGACGGTCAAAAAGTTTATTTTGGAAGTGCTTCTCAATACAACAAGGGTGAATATCGAAACGTTGAAGGAGTTAAGCGTGCACTAGATCTTGACACAATGACCTATGCAGAAAAATTGCTCGAGATAGAACAGGACCTTCAAAGTGCGGTTTCTTACTCCGGTGGAAGAAACTTACTTGATATCCCGAGCGTAGAATCAATGCTCGTTACAAGTTGGGAGGCATAAATTTGAAGGAGACCTTTATTAGATGAAAAATGAAAAATGTTGGGAATGCAATGGCACACTGCAGCGGGTGTTCGTCACCGAAACTTATGATGAACATGTTCTTGGTAGCATTACCATTAAAGACATTCCTATTCTTCGTTGCTGTTCATGCGGTGCCGAAGTAATCGGTGCAGATGGCAGCGCGTATATCGATGACACCATCGAAAGAGAATACAAGAAGCGAGGACTGCAACGTCAATACAGAACGTGGACCGAAACTGTAGTAGAATAAACTTATGAAAGAACTATATAGAATAGTAGAACGTATAGACGTTCCAACTGCTAGAACATACTATGCAATTCAAGAGAAGTTTCTTTGGTTTTGGATCACAGATTTTAGTTATGGAATTTGGGCAACAGCAGAAGCCGCAGAAGATATGGTTATAAAACTGATGAAAAACCCAAACAGAATAGTAAAAACATTTTCTTATGAGTGAAGATATAAAATACGAAGTGCTTTGGCTAAACAAAAATAAAGTGTTTAAAAATGCAATCTTTTTTGATCAGGACATTGCTTTAGATTTTTACGTTGAGAAACTAAAAATGGGAACAAAACCACAGATTAAACAGCATGTAACCGTTACAACGATACTACAATGCGCAGTCAATAAAATAGATCATGAGTAATACACCGGACACAGATGCAAATCAAATCTTTCTAGGATTCAATCCAGATGAAGGTGACTATTTTGTGCCAGCAACAGTTGCTCGTAAGCTAGAACAGCAACGCGATGAAGCAGTCAACAACTATGAAACTGCTGTGCTACGAGAGCATCGTATGCAGGAGCAACTTGATACGCTTAAAGAATCAATTCTGGATTTGTCTCATCCCAATATGCAATTGCTGTTAGAAGAACGCAATGAGGTATGCAATCAACGGGATGCAGCATTTGAACGTTATAATGAAGCAGTTAAACTTTACAATGCCGCAGTAATTGGCGCGAAGTTGATTGATAAGGATCTAAAGAAAGCAAAGAAAGATCTAAAGAAAGCAGAGAGTGAACGTGATAAGCTGGCGAAGGGTTTGAAAGACCTTATCAATTATGCAAACAGTTTCAAACCGTTCTTTAATCGCTATCAGAAAAGGCAAACTGCCGATACAAAAGGAGGCGATCATGAGTGAAACACTAGAAACAGACGCCCTATGGGATGCGCAAATTATGTCAGACACCCCATATCATGAAGCATGGGAAGAGATGTCAGAACATGCATGCAAACTAGAACGCGAGCGCGACAATGCAATCGCAGAAGCGACCAATGCAGTCAATGATATTATCAGTGTGCGATGGAAACTAAAGCAAGCAAAAGAAACTACTGAGCGCTATCGACTTGATGCTAATCGTCTTGAAGCAGAGGTTATGATACTAAAGGAAAAACTCAAAGAGTATGATGATACATTAACCGTTTGCACCGATAACTTTTCATGCAAGACATTTGTGCCGCAAAAGTGGGAACTGCCGCCCTATCAATGAGCTAAGCAGTGACCTTAACTGTTTACTGCATAACAAACTTTCACTGCACAGTAAAAACGATCAACCCTAGTAAAAATCATGAGCAGCTCAGCAAAAAGTAAAGGTAGCGTGCCAACCGTTCAATGGTGGAAACATCTTCGAAAATATTGGAAGCGCGTTTAAAACAAGCGTGTACGCGCTGATGGGAAAAAACAAACACAAGAATAAACTTATGCCAAAATACAGAATCGTAAGAGACTATCGCGACAGAAACACAAAACTGTCACATGAAAAATACTATATTCAACGCAAGTCGTTATGGATGTGGAATGACATTGACCCATTTGACGTCGACTCGAGTTTTTACAGAAGCGGTAAAAGATGGGACACGTTTGAAGAGGCACTCGAGGTATACACGAAGATCGAAGAGATTGAGGCTCTCAAGTGTCGCGGATTAGAGGTTGTGTGGCCAAAACCACGCCCAGAATGGCCTTGCTGAGGTCATTTTCTCTATACGGGGACACCGTCCGGGACCTTTTTTCACTTTTATGAAAAAAGTTGTGTACTTTTGTCGCGGTTTATGCTATAATAACCATGTAAGCAACAATTCGATACCAAATGAAACTGATTAAAACAGCACCGCAACAAGAAGCAACCTACAAGGTAGGAGACGAAATCGTCCTCCAATATTCGATGTTCGACGGTCGTACCTCTGAATGCAAGCGCAAATCCATGACAGTCACCAAAGTCAACAAAATCACCCTCATCGCTGAAGACAAATTTGGCAACTGGCTCAGACTTGACCCTCGCGAAGACGAAATCACCACTCGTGCTCAACTCATCAAAGAGTTGAACGACTCGATCGACTAAGAAACTAACCACGTAAGCAACAAACCACACCACCTATGAAAACAGCATCGCTCAGCGTACAAGACATCAATACAGCCATCATCTCTGGAGGCTTTGCAAATGATGATCTCAATAGCATAATCCAAGCCATCACCTTTGCCCGCACTCGCCTTGCTCAAAAGACCAAAGCTTCTCTTCATATCGGCGACAATGTTCAATTTACAAACCCACGAAGTGGAGGTGCGACCACTGGACATGTTGTCAAGATTGCCGTTAAGTTTGTCACGGTTCAAACTAGTGGCGGTCGATGGAAAGTTCCGGCGAGCATGTTGTCTAAAATCGATGCAGTTCTTAAATAAATCTAACCATTACACTCGATAAATCTATGAAAGAAGACAAACAAAAGCTGTTTGAAGAGAGCTTCAAGCTCTTCGAAAAATGTTGTGATATTGTTGATAAGGTCCTGGAAGAGAGACGCGCAGGTGCTTATGATGAGCAAATGAAAATAGTTCGTAAGGAACTCCGATAGTATGAGCAGTTCAGCAAAGAGTAAAGGCGGTGTCAAGACCGTTCAATGGTGGAAGCATCTACGCAAGTACTGGAGCCGTGTGCAAAATAAGCGTGTACGTAAGGATGGTAAGAAGGAAATACGGAAGGAACTCTGATACAATAAGGTATGACCAACGAATACATCACAGCTACACTGAATATCACAATTGAAGGCGGCGACCGCTTCACTACTGGCTTTAATGTTCTTTTAGTAATGCTGATAGATAGATCAATCCAAGAGATTGTAGATGATTACTATGTTGGATCTGACTATACGTTCCATAATGAGATTTCACGAAAGATTGTGAAGGTGGAAATCCTAGAGATTAAGAAATAAGAAACTCAAATATGATTAGTGTACTAGCAAATCTTTTAAGAGAATGGGACGGCTCTTATAAGCCAGAAAAAATTTGTATCTATAAAGAAGGCAAAGAGATGGTTTTTGATGCAGAAGAATGGAATCACCTGTGTGATGTGTTAGCAGGAAAATACAACAAAGCGGCATCATCAATCCCAGAAGGTTGTTATACACCCGACTCTATATCAGTATGGAGCAAAGAATGGGTTGGAGGACAACTAACGTAAAATTACTATAAAAAATCTATAAATGACTATAGAACCACGATAAATACAAAATATATGATGACAACAATAACTACAATATTAGCATATACCCTTAGTCTTGGCGCGATTTGCAGCCTGTTTTACGTTGCATGCCGACTCTTCTCTGAGTATATTGCGATGCGTAAACTGAAGCCGCTTAAAATGCCAACACCAGTAGAAGTGCCCGTTGTAAAAAACCAAACTGCACCAAAAAAGAAAGCGGTATATAAAAATCCTGCAAAAAAACAGCCAACTATAAAGCAAGCTGCTGCAGATGCTGCTAAAAAAGCAGCGACAAAAAAGCAACCAGTCAAGGGAGCAAATAAAAAGACAGCAATTCGTAAGAAACCGCAAACCAAGGTTTGATATGTCAGACGAAGTATTTGATTTTGGGTTTACTGCTGTTGCAGAAGATGAACTAGAGGTAGTTCGTGCAGCAAATGCAAAGGAAGATGAAGTGATTGAACTTCAGACTCGTCTTGATTCACTCTATAAATCTATCTTGCCTCTTGTCTCAAATCTAAAGAAAAACCCAGAAAAGGATTATATTTACTGGCCAAATCGGCTAGACAAGGTAAAAGCTTTTGAGGGCATCATCTCTAAAATATACAATGGGGCATGAAAGAGGGGACTCGAGAAGACACTATCGTAATAATTATGAAGTGGTCTGATGGGTCAAGCGCATGCTTTTTTCAAAGTGACAACGCGGCAATAAAAGAATATATAAAACAAAAGACTCTGAAAAATTCAGGGTTGCATCTAAAATATACAGTAAAAAAATATCTAAAAAGCGAATATGATAAACTAAACGGGTTTTAAACACCTGTTTAAGCATACATAAAATCAGAGAGGCATATCATTTTTTGATATGCCTTTTTGTATAAATACAACTAGTGAATGACTCTATATTATGCCTAATAACAAATACTAAAGCATATGGAACTACTCATAAACTTCGTACAGACACAAAGCTGGTTTGGAATCGCAACCGCTGTTATTGCTCTTGCTAGTGCAATCGCTGCAGCAACTCCAACGCCTGCTCCTGGAACAGCCATTGCAAAGCTCTATGCAGTCATTGACTTTCTTGCATTAAACTTTGGCAAGGCTAAAGATAAAGGTGAATAAATGAACACACTGCTCATTGCCATTGCCGCTGCATGCAATGCCTATGCATCATGGGTGGCATGGCAACGAGAGTCTGAAATAGATCGAATCGAAGATGAAATTGATAAGCTTGCTGCCACTGGTGATCCTGCTGCAAAGTTGCGGATTGAACGACTCGCAACGAGAAAAAAACGAAAGCTTGAACGCCTCGGCGCTCTATGATCCGGTGACAGTTACCCTCATTGAAGGAAAACAATACACCTTTGCTGAAGGAACACTCATTGGGCGTGGTCAAAAATTTCATAGCGACTATAGCTATCGCAGAGCAATAATTATAGGAAATTCTAATAAATAAAAGTTATGTCATACGCAAACGTTGGTAAAGTTTGGACAGTAGAGTCATTTAAAGAATATCTAAGCACGCTTAAAAAGCCTGCATATGTAAAGAGCGTTACTATACACCACACAGGTGCACCTTCATTGGCGCAGCGCAAGAGTGGTCTGCTCGCTCAACATATCTTAAACATAAAGGCATATTACCAATCACTCGGTTGGAATCGTGGACCGCATCTTTTTGTTGACGAGGATCAAATCTTTGGCATGACCCCACTGAATGTTCCTGGCATACATGCAGTTTCATTTAATCGTAACTCTATAGGCATCGAAATACTTGGAGACTATGACAGTGAAGATCCACTAACTGGTCGTGGATTAGCATGCATAAAAAATACAGCTGCAATTACAAAGGCGCTCTTCAATTGGCTAGACATGCCAGTTAATGAAAACACATTAAAGTTTCATCGCGATGACCCAAAGACAAGTAAAACCTGTCCTGGCAAAAAGGTTAAAAAGGATTGGTTCATCTCACTTGTACAAGGTAGTGAAGTTAAAACAGTTACTCCTGCTCCAATATTTGCTATAGCTGGAACAGAAGTACCACTCATTGACTATGTGGTGCAGCACAAAGGCTATGATGCTAAAACAGCAACAAAGTTATTAAAGGTTAAAAATGGAATGACAACCTTTAATGGAACATGGATCGAAAGCGCACGTTATGACTCACAACGCGCAACCACACTTGCACTCAGCAGCGAATTAGACACAGACGTACCTAAAAAATCTTAATTTTAATGGAGTGATGTATTATACCATGGTAACACCAACAATAACAACACACAAATAAAATTATGGCCACTGCCAAACGAGAAAAAAAGAAAAAAGCTACTGCTTCAAAACCTGATCTTTTCGCCGAGGACTCAACTAACATTGAGTCCTCGATTGCTTTAAATTTCTGCTTTAATTTTAAAGTCAAAAAGCCGTTTCACTTTAATGAGGCGCACAAGGCATTTTATGACTGTATAAAGGCAGACGATACAAACATGGCATTTGTTGACGGTCCTGCAGGAAGCGCTAAAAGTTATATTGCTGTACTTGCTGCCTTGGAACTCTTTAAGGACAAAAAGATTAAGCATATAAACTATATACGCAGCGTAATTGAAAGCGCGTCTCGTAGCATTGGTGCATTGCCTGGTGAGGTTGACGATAAGTTTTTGCCATATGCAATG